CTAAAACTAATGCGTCCCTTGATTCTTTTGCTAAGGCTAGTCCTAACATGACAGCAAAGTTTAGAGATATTGGAGTGGCTGTGGCTAAGGGTGGTTACATCCGTAGAGGATTCTCTGGGGGCGGTCTGCCTACAGACCTACGTAAAGATGAAGCCACGGGTTTGTATCTAACGGGAGCAGGTGATACCACTGCTACTTATGAAGTACCAGAAGGATTTGACTATGAGGCTTATCAGGCAGACCCTACAGGCTACACAGTAGCCAGTACCACAGAGGAAACCGTTGTAGATGCAACGCCTCCCAATACTTTAGGGCTGACTAAAGAAGACCTAGGTCAAATGATGCGGGGTGCAGTAACACAGACTATGCAGCCTATTCAGGCTCCTGTATCCTATATTCAACCTCAGGCCGCTGACTTTATACCTGTAGACGCTGGGCAAGCTTTGCCTATTGCACCTTATGCTGAATCTGCTACGGTACAGACCGTACAACAAGCTAATCAGCAAGCTACCCCTACGGCACAGACTGTAGACTTTACTCCTGCATACCAGAAAGTACAGGCTGAGACTTCTGACTTAACTGCAGCACAGGGGCAAGTAGCACCAGAAGCTCAGGTAACAGCTGCACAACAGCAAACCTCTGCTGTAACAGGTATGCAGGCTGCTCAGGGCGCTGCTACTATGGTTGATGCCCCAGCTGCACGTGAGATCCAAGCAGGTGAGATTATCTCTGGTGTAGCTGATGCAGAGAAAGCTGCACTCTTTAATGAACAGATCCAAGCCGCTACTGCTACACCCTCTAAGCAGGCTACTGTAGCAGGCCAGCTAGAAGGTCTTATGCAGCAGTTTGAGGGTGGTAACACTCCTGCATGGGCTGCAGGCTCTATGCGTACTGCTATGGCTACCCTCTCTGCTCGTGGCTTAGGTGCGTCTAGCCTTGCTGGTCAGGCTGTTATCCAAGCTACAATGGAAGCTGCACTTCCTATTGCTCAGATGGATGCACAAGTACAGGCTCAGTTTGAAGGTCAGAACCTGTCTAACCGTCAGCAACGTGCTATGCTTGCTGCACAACAACGTGCTACTTTCCTTGGCATGGAGTTTGACCAAGCCTTCCAAGCACGTGTACAAAACTCAGCACGTATTGGTGATATTGCTAATATGAACTTCACTGCTGAACAGCAGATAGCTCTTGAAAACTCTCGTGCAGCTAACACCATGAACCTGAGTAATCTCAATAACCGTCAGGCTATGGTTATGGCTGAGGCTTCTGCATTGTCACAACTTGATACGCAGAACCTTAACAACCGTCAACAGGCTGCTGTACAGAATGCTCAGAGCTTTATGCAGATGGATATGGCTAACTTGTCTAATGAGCAACAGACTGCTATGTTTAAGTCACAGCAGAACATTCAAGCTCTGTTCACAGATCAGGCTGCAGAGAATGCAGGTAAACAGTTTAACGCTTCTAGTCAGAACCAGACAGACCAGTACTTCGCTAACCTTCGTAGCCAGACATCACAGTTTAACGCATCTCAGCAGAACGCTATGGATCAGTTTAACGTGAATAGCGTTAATGCTCTACGTGAGTTTAACTCTGAGATACAACAACAGCGTGACTTGTTTAACGCACAGAATGGTCTTGTGATAGCACAGTCTAATGCTCAGTGGCGGCAGAGTTTATCTACACTAAACACAGCTGCACAGAACCAGAGTAACTCTGACTTCGCTAAGACTATGAATGCTTTGACTTCAGCTAACATGGATCAGATATGGCAACGTGAGCGTGATATTATGAGTTACGCATTTCAACAAGAAAACAATAACGCTGACAGGGCTACGAGTATTGCACTTCAAGTCATGCAAAACGAAGCCGCCGCCACAACAGCAGCAGCCCAAAAAAGCTCTGCGTTTTCTACAGCGGCGGGTGCTATTATTAGTGCAATGATATAAACATAGGTTAATAAAATGGCAGACTTTAAATATAAGATTGACTGGGTTCCTGACTCTAAGAAACTACGTGAGACAGTAACACCAGATGTAGAACCCCAAGGCATTGCTTCACGCCCTGCTCCTGCCCAAGACAAAAAAGAAGACATGGACTTCTATACTAAGATGTATGAGATAATGTCTGCTTACTTTGATACGGATGAAGAAGCTGAGCAAGTTTTGTCTAGCAAGAAGCCAGATGCTGATAAAGCTAAGAAGAGTACGATGGAGGAATATGGAAAGCTGTTTATGTACGCTACTGATCCTCAAGAATCAGCGCCTGTGTCGGAAGACCCTGATCGACAGTTCTCAGGTTCAGGTGTATCTATAGAGGATCGCTTCCCTGAGACTAACCTTTCAGATACTATAGCAGACGAGTCTACGGCTCCTCTAAGTGAGGTAGACCCTGAACGTAGGGCTGATGAGGAGTTCTTACGGACAGGTGAGCTTCCTGCTGCAGAAACGACTGAAGGGCTTATGAGTCCTAGGTTTGATACTAAAGGCGATACAGGTCTCACAACTTTTTATGAAGATATAGGAAAGAAAGCAGAGTCTGACCACGGCTCTACTCCCGTAGCTACAAAGGATGCAAGGGAAACCAAGGAGTATATAAACGGTAAACTCAACCCTAATTACATAGCAAACGAAGACGATCGTAGTAAAGATGTAGGCTACGGTCATAAAGTTACTGCTGCAGAAGAGGCATCTGGTAAAATACGAGGTGTTACATTTAAGAATGATGACGGTACTTATAAAGAGCTTACAGAAGAAGACAAGATAACAATACTTAATGCTGATATGCAGGCGCACAAAGAAGCGGCATTAGATAACGGATGGGAAACCAAGCTATCTAACATAGGTACTTCTTGGAACGAGTTAGACCCTTCCTATCAAAGAGCCTTAACATCTTTAGCATATAATGTGGGTGGAAAGAAGGCAGGCGAGGACTGGACAGCTGTATTAAAAGCCGCTAAAGATAGAGACGTTGTAGACTTTGCAAGGCATCTAAGAAGAAAAGACGCTGGTAGGTACACTGCTGGTATGGATAATCGTGTGATTAAGGAGCTTAAGTTTGCTGGGCTTATTGATAAACGAAGCGAAGTATCTAGCGTCCTACCTCTAGCAACCGCTGGTTCGGGAATACCTAACTAATGTTTGGTCTCCCCCTAGAACTTATCACAATGCTCTTCTCTACCGTGCTAGGTGGGGTTATGTCTATGATAGGACAGAACGCTAAGAACAAAGCAGAGCAACAGAGAATACTTCTTGGCGGTGTAACAGAAGCACGTAACGCTGGCAAGACAGACAAGCACTTCGCATGGACTCGTAGGCTTATAGCATTATCGTCAATCTTTGCTATTATAGTCTTGCCAAAGCTAGTTGCTGTATGGTATCCTGAGGTCAGCGTTATCGTAGGTTACACTGAAGTACACGGTGGCTTATTTAACTGGCTGTTTGGTGGTGACGGTACAGTACAATGGCAGGCAGCACGTGGCTTTGTAATTACACCCCTCGACACACACATTGTATCAGCTATTGTAGGTCTCTACTTCGGCGCTGGATTCACTAAGTAAGGTAAAATATTATGGTATCCCTTTTAGACGCCCCTATTCCTGGTCAGTCCCTGACAGATCAACCTAAGAACTGGCCTTGGGAAAACCCACCAGAGATGGCTGACCCAGAGGAAGCTACACAGTATTACATCAATAAGCTTGCTGATGAAGAGATTATGGATGATCTGTCTGTGTTGCTGGGAAGTGACATGCCTGTGGCTCCTTTCGTTAAGACACTCCTTACTATGGGTGTTATGAATGGGTTACACTCTATTGATGTGAGCATGATTATTGCTCCTGTTATCCATGCCTTTATTAAGGCTGCTATGACAAGCTACGGTATCGAAGTACGTGATGACATTGGTGATCCTGAGGAAGAGCTTAAAGAGCGAGAGAAGCAGCGCTTACAGACCGCTATTACTATGGCTATGGCTGATGCTGAAGACAAGGGTGCTTCGGATGAAGACCCAGGAGTAGCTTTACTAGCAGAGATGCAGAACACTACAGGAAAGCCTCAAGTAGAGATGCCTGAAGATGACTTGAATATGAACATGGAAGTAAGCGAACCAGATGCTGAACCTATGGGTCTTATGGCGAAGGGAGCTTAAGATATGAGTTTTGATTGGATGTCGTTTGCTACAGGCTTTATGGAACATAGGGCTGCAGATATTAAAGAGAAGAAGAAAGAGGCTCGTGCTTATAAAACAAAGCAGGAAGATCAGGCTGAAGCTAATACTTCTAAAGTAACTAATCGAACCTCTACCGTTAACAAGGTTCTAGGTCTTACTAAAATGTTAGAGAGTAACGGAGCTACAAAAGAACAGATACAGGCTGCTATTGCTAGTGGTGCAAACGGTATTGCTACTTTTGCTGAGAAGGTAGCCGCTGCAGTTGAGGCCAATGGTGGTAGACCCCTTGGTACTGCTGATATTGATACCATTATTCGCTTACCTAGTGACTTCACGCCTATGGATATAAGTACACAAGAGTTTGTAGAGCGTTCCTTTGGTGCTTATAGAGCAGATAAGAAACCAATAGCAGAGCCAGAGATTAGTTTCTGGGATCGCTTAACTGGTGACGCTGCTATGCAACAGGCTAAGTATAAGCTAGGAACAGAAACAGTATCAGAAGGTATGACTGCCTCAGAGATTAATGCTATTGCAAGACAGTCGGATTACGAGGCTCTTATACCATCTACCTTTGCTACATTCTCAGACTTTAAAAGGTTTGGTGCTGCTGAACGTGCAGGTATAGAAGAGTTATTACTTGAGAAGACAGCGTTTCTTGAAAGCATGGACCCTGAATACCAAGCTGCTGCTGCTACTATAAAGGCTAATCCAAACCCTGTGATACAGGAAGACATAGAAGATAAAAAGGCTGCTATGGAAGTTGTAAGGCGTAAGAAACAAGAGAGCTTTGGCTCTATCTTTGAAGATGCTATTACACAATATGGCACAGGTGCTGTAACAGGTCTGGGTGATCTCATGACTACATACATGGGAGAAGACTACGTAAAGACACTAATGTCGGATGTAGCACCCGCTGTATCTGAAGACACGGGTCAAGGCGTAGAAGCTACTATAGAAAATGGGGGTGGTACTGTAGAAACAGAGGGTAATGTAACATCCATGTCACACCCAAGCGTGTTAGCTGATCCAGACACAGGCGAAGCTCTTGTAGTAGAGTTTACCATGGATGAGAATAATACTGTTGTGTCTGCTCTTGCAGCGGGTCAGACGTTTGATGGAGAGGATGCTCAGCTAATCTACAACAGCTTTGAGAGTTTTGTTCCTTCTGGCACTGTTAAACGTAGTGGATTATCTGAGCCAGTAATGGACGTACTACCAGAAAGCGTGACTAGCCTAGATGTTACACGTGAAGAGTGGGAGAATATGAGCCGTGCTGAACGTCAGAGTAGAGGGCTTCCCGTAAGTGTTTTCGGTGGTATGACTGAGACATTTGCTACGCCTGAGGGTTTGAGCATGATTGAACTAAAACGTGAAGCCAGCCCTGAAGCGTACTATAAACTTAAGATTGCAGGTATGCCTAATACGTTTAAAGTGAAAGGCTCTGACTTAGCACTTATTCCAGATCAAGCTATGGTAGCTGAGCAAGCAGGCTTCTCTATCTCTGAGTTTGATGCTAATGACGATCTACCCTCTAAAACATTCTCAGCAAGTCGCTTAGAGCGTATGTTTGGTGAA